AATCTTGCCATACTTGCTCTTGCGTATTGCTGCGCGACACGTTTCGCGATTCTCTAACTCTCTCTCCAATTCTTCTGGTAAATCTGTCTTCTCGCATGAGACTGGCTCATCTTTGTATGTTGCGGTAAAGATGACTCCTGGGCGAATTCCACTCCGAGCTCTATTTTCTAAAGCAGCAATGCGTTCGCGAATTGAATCTGGGATGTCATATTTGTGAGGGTCTCGAGATCGTAACGTAAAGAGTTCCTTCTTGGTGCCTTTGTGGGGGAATCCCGCACTACTTCTCATATTCATCGATTTGACGAATTTTGCACCATCAATGCCATTGACTGTCTCATCTTCTGTTAAAGGACAAATTTTGCGCAAACGATCTACGAACTCAGGGTTAGACATGTAATGCTTAAACACCTTCTCGCTCAAAGCTCGCACACCGGTAGTCTCCAAACATTCTTTCACATCAGTCGCCACATCACAAAATCTAAATTTTGGAATCCATCCAAAACGTGTCAGGGATGGTGGCGTGAACTTGCCTAAAACGGTAAACGGTACGTTGAAATCGATACTGCGCGGACATAGAGGTAAAATACGCTTGTTTGCCCACCAAGAAACGAATCGGCTGATAATGAAATTTGTATCTCTGTTTGAACGCTGAACATGAGAACCAAGGTTCCCAAGCACAGTCGGTTCAGTACCAGCATCATCGCCCATATAAGCCAACGGACATTTCCTGTGGTGGCCTGGAAGGACACTCTTGCCCTGTGCACTCAAATCACTCATCAACTGGGAGTCGTCATCTAATATTCGCCTATAGCGCCTAACGTTCTGTAACAAGCCCATTACATCCTCTGCACTGATCGGTAAGACGCCTGCTGTTGTGCCAGAACCCGCGATATGTATTCCCAATATTGCGCACTTCCCTCGATGTGCACTGTACATCACAGATCCACAATCACCCTTCATCGTCTGGTATGCTTTGCCGTCTAGGCTAGAACTGAATCGAAAAACAGATGTTAACACTGCACCACTCGCATAATTAATATTAATTGGTGCACGTGTAGCCATAGCATACGTGCGAACCATCAAACGATCAGTAAGGCTAACAACTTTTCCCTCGCCTAAGCGAGTTGTGGAATCTAGGTCATCGTCGGGTAAAAAATACTGTGTCAGTTTCTTGAGGCTAGATGAATTGGGCAACTGAATAATCGCTAAGTCCTTTGTTGGATGATGGGATATATTCTCTTGGCACACAACTCCCATTGCGGACCGAAATCGGCGTTCTGGGGAATAGACAACTTCATATTTGGCACGTGTATCTGAGCCAAAAGCACTACTTAATTCATGCTTGGAACAAATGAAAAAATTTTCTTCAACACAAAATGCTTTGATATTGACCGAACCAATGCGAAGACGCACGACATTCATGTGAATGTCTCTTTCAAAAGCATCTGGTTGTGTTCCTGGTGAAGCTGCTAAAGACGAAGCGCCAAAGCTGAAGTTCCAAAAATTCTTTCCCATAGCAACTGGTTGGGACATGGAAGCACCCTGTGGTTGAGCACGACTAAAAAGTTGTGTAGCGTACCAAACTACTGTCACTGATCCTAATGCCAACAAGACCAAAGCCAGTGCTTTCAACATCTTCCTATTCTTCCAACGGGATGTGCATGTTCTGACAAAGTTGAATTGCGATACCAAGTAGCTCTTGCCACGTACCCAAAATAACGTCCATCGGGACGAAATGTGAGCCTTGTAACGTTGCCATAGAAAGGACTCAACACTCATGGTACGGTAAAAGTAAATGCACTGTAAAACAAACACGATGATACCAATGTTCACTAAGAATCCAACGACGTTCATGAAGTAGCAAAGGAAAGTCATATTCTTGTCACTAATAACAAATCGTAGCAAAACTGACAGAATAACGCTCAAGTAGGAAAAAAGATCGAACAGCCAAAAAATTGACATCAGTTTAGCGTACTCCGGTAGAAGTTGCGTAGCAACTATCATAGCTCGATTGTTTGTCGTGGTTTGCCCAGCTAAAGCTGTAAAAAAGAATGCTCTGCAGAAAATCATCATACTGGTCGTGATGCTAAAACCTTTTTCACAACACAAAGGAAGTATTGTTCCGATCTAAGTAGCTCCAAAAT